GAGAGAGTTCCATTTCACCTGGATCAACCCTGAACATCTCTGTAGGATCGTATTCCATAGTTTAATTAATTAAGATCGTAGTTGACTAGCGATTCGACGGCGCAGAGAGTCGTAATTACGGTAGGGAGTCATATCTTTACTTCCTCTCGGAGCAGGACGTAAGAAGTCAATAGAAGCAATAGTACCATCTGCACTTACTACCCTACCTGTACCACCTTGTTGACCAATGATTTGACCAAGCCTTACGGTTTGGCCAGGATTTAGGTTAGGTTTAGAAGCTAAGTGAGAGTATAGAATATCTACCTTTTCATTAGTTTCTGGATCAATAGACTCGATAACAACATAGTTACCGTAACCTTTTCCTTGCCCACCTTGGAAGCTGATATCTTTTACGACACCAGGCAACACAGCTGGGAATTTTTTATCTTCAAAGAAAACGTCAATACCAGGCTGTCCAGTATCAAAAGTAATGGAAGATACTTGAGGAGAGAATGTACGGAGAGCACGTTCAGGAATCATCATCATCCGTGAAGATTGCAGTTGAGAACCATCACGCATCAAAGCAGGGTTATTAAGTGCTACCCCACCACCACCATACTTATACAAAGCTTTAGTAAACTTCTTACCGTGGTTAATCATTTCAGTCTTCTTAGGACCGTCAGGCATTTCACCACGTAGGTAAGCATCATAGTCACCAGGGCCAGCATTGTATGCCATAGCAGCTGCTGCAGGATCTCCGTACTTTTTAAGAAGACCTGAGTAATACTGAGCACCATAGTTAATGTTGGCTTGTGGATCCTTCCAATCATTTTGTGCGAAGAAGTTAGGATGCCAGCGTCGATTGATTTGCATCACACCAAAAGAAGACCCATTATAGCTAACATTATCAGCTTTATGTGTACTCTCAATCTCACCCAATGCTGCAAGGAATGCAGGATTTACACCAGTTGCTTGCCCAGCTTGTTGATACATAACACCAAGTCCATTAGGCACAACTGTTGGGTTAAACGTATTAGTTGAACCAAGACCACGTGTGGAACGTTCAGGACTAGGTGTTTGATAAAGCAGATTACGGAAAGCAGGACTTACTGTCTGTCCAGTAGTCTGTAGAGACGGAGGAGGTTGAAGGGGAGGGAGACCAAGTGCTTGGAATTGACGATTAATGATCACCATAGGATCCAAACCATTAGACATACCAGCTACAGCCAGTACATCTTGTGGTACAGTGAACCCAGGTTTACCGTATCTTTGTGCAATGACAGGTGCTTCCTCAGCAGTAATAATAGAACCCTTGGTGCCAATAACAGTTTCAATACCATTGGTTTGGATGTTCTTCTTAAGCTCTTGGAACCTACGGTTAGCCTGTTCTACAGCAGACAGAGCACCTTTATTAAGATTAGGGAATGTTGCAGCACCACCAGGAGCATCAGCTTTACGGAACCATTGACTGTTAGGGTCTCTAGCACCTGCTTTTACTTCTGCATCCAAAGCTTGACCAATAGTAGTAGCAGCTTGGTTGAAGTCCATACCACCTGCTACAGCCCGATCAACACGTGCACGGTATTCAGCCTTCATACGTTCTTGAAGGAAGACACTAGAAGGTGTGTTGGGTTTGTTGGTACCAAAGGAGGTTACACCATTAGCAGTAGCCTTAAAGGATTCAGCAGTCTCCTTATAAATACCAGAGTTATACCGCGCTTCTTGTGCTTGATAACGTTGTTGCAAAGCACGTGCAACTGTAGGATCCAAAGATGCTGCAGCAGCTACAGCCTCTTGGGTGATGAGACCATCAGGAATAGCTTCAAGTTTCTTGATAGCTTCAATCTTTTGCTTTGCTTCTACAGTAAAGCTAGCTAGATTTTGTGTAAGGACAGAAGGGATAGGTTTGTTAGGGTGAATGTCACGGAAATACTGGATAGTCGCTCTAGTGTTAGCTTCTGTATTATTTTCCCCACTTAGCAGCTCCATTGTACGATCAACATCCTTTTGGTATGCGATGTCGTCTATAGCAAATTCACGTCGATCGTATTCAATCTGTGACTTAACCCTAGCCTCTTGCATAGAGGTCCAACGATTTGGCCACTCTTCTGCAAAAGTACGACCATTACCACGCACATCTAAAGCTTTAAGTTCCTCCATAGAGTACCTAAAGTTACCATCCTGATCACGTTCAGTAGCGAAGCTTTCAAACTTATCAAGTGCTCCGGCATAACCAAGATGAGGGAGGGATGCTAACTGACGGAAACCTGTAGGACCATAAGTAGCTAATCCATCAACGTTATTACGGATGGAATTTAAAATTAGATCTTCGCTTTGTAAGTTAGTATCTTCTAGCTGCAACTTAGAAGATTGAGCTTGCTGTGAAAGGAGGTGTTGATTGGCTGCCTTCAAACCAGGCATCAAGAATTGATCATCAAGACCAACTAGGTTAGCCTTTTTAAGTAGTGTCCTCAATGCAAACGTACCAGCAATACCCATAATCTCTGGGTTACGCCTTGCTTGAGAGATCTCTACTTCTTGACCTTTATAACGAACAGTAATCCCTGAATTCAATACCGCTTCAAGTGCTATAGGGTATTGATTACTGAGAATAAAGGTAGCGTTACCTTTATTAGAGAAGTGTGTAAGAGCAGGATTACTGATTCTCGCTTTTGCACTAGACAAAGGATCAGCACCTAATGCCTCTTGTTGAGAGATAGTGCTGTTGTAAATCTCACCACTTTGGAGTAATTGGTTTTCCTTATCTTTGTACCAAGTCTCTTTAGTATAATCAGGGTTTACAGCAGCAGAGATGTAAGAAGCCATGACATCACGCTTCTCGTTCTCTACCTTAATTTCTGCAGTAGCTTGGGCTGCTGTTTTACTTAGACCAGCGAGACTACCAAAGATTTGTTGTGCAGCATCTCGATTAGCCTTAGCTTGGTTTTGAGCTGTTTGAGCTTCAAGTTGTTTTTCAAGCTGCTCAGCTTTTAGATTCTGTTGTTCAATCTCAAAGTTACGTTGTTGCTGAAGTTGCTGATATTCAGCATTCTCTCGCATAGCTTTGAGATTAGCCATACCTTGCTCAAGCTCAGCACGTCGATTCCTCTCCATATTATCGACAATACGAGCTGTCTCTTCTCGCATCCGAGTGATCTCAGCTGTACTGATTTGAAGGGGACGGAAGGTTGAGTCAGGTCTTGTCGGGTTATGTGTTAGTCGTGCCATTAGTTATTTAAGCGAACTTTATTTGTTTAGGATTTTTCCTAAAGTATTCTGACTTTGAGCTTGATAAAGACTTGAATAAACAGAAAGACCAGAACTAACACCACTAGCAACACCACTAACCAACGGTCCCCATACACTTTGCTGAACAGGTTGTGCAACACCCCCAGCTTTATACTTTGCAGGTTTCACAAAGATACGTTCAGGTGCCATTGTTGGAGCAGGTGCATAAGGCAGTGCTTCAGGTTTAATCATTAGATTAGCTGCTGCATTCAAATCAGCACCATACTTCTGGAGACTAATCTGCTGCATGTTACTTTCAGATTGAGCAATAGCACCCGCAATATCAGCATCCAAGACACGCATGTTAAACTGGGCATCAGCGATGGCACTCATTGCAGTGTTATCAAGACTTTCCATTTGGACCTCAAGCTTCTTCTCAAGGATAGAGGTTTCAAGACCAAGTTCAGCTAGTTGCAATGCTGCCTGACGTTGCTTACCAGACAAAGCGGAAGAGAGTTCAGACATACCACGATAGAATCCAGCCATAGTAGCTTGAGCACCTTTACGTGCTGAACCACCGGCTTGACGTAGTTCGTTCTTACCTTGTTCTTGTAGGGTTTCAACTAAAGCACTTTGCTTCTTGAAGTCAGTTTGTTTAGTAAACTCCTTTAGGTTTTCTTGGATAGATGTAGTACCAATAATACCTTTATTGATAACACTTTGCATCTCAAGGTCTGTTGTCCTACGGTTTAATGCAACCTCAGTTAACGCCTTTTGAAGACCCATGATTTGATCTTCACGTGCAAAAGCTTGTTGAGTGAAGAGTCCAGCAAGAGCAGCACTTTCGTTGGCAAATGCTTGGTCAGCAGCAAGATCATTAAAGTTTAGCTGTTGCTCATAGATTCCGACAGACTTCGCGTATTGACGCATTGCCTGATCATACTCGAAATCTTGGATTTGCTTACCATATTCCCAGTTTTGTGTAGCAATTTGGTACTGGTAATCCCTTTGAGCATAGTAATCTTCTCTCTCCGCTTTAAATAATTCTTTCTGATATTTATTAGAGATTTTAGTATTCTCTTTAGCTAAAGCTAGAGCTTTTTCAGCAGCTCTTTTAGCTGCATCATTTGCTTTTTGAGCTTCACTTGCACCGAAGAGTCCTTGTCCGATACCGAGAGCGGTAGAGATACCAAACATAGTACCAGGATCTAGGTACATCTCCAAACCAGACTCAGCTAGTTGGTCTCTTAAAAGACTATCCTTTGCCATCTTCAAACCCTCCTATAAAGACGTGGTGAATAGTTACCTTCCCACATCATTGATACCAACGATACAGGATATGGAAAATTACTTGTCACTTTCAATTCAAAATTAGTATTACGTTGGTGGACAGGAATGGTAAAGATACGTTCAGGTTTGACTGGATTACTATCTGATGAATAATAGTCAGCATCTGCTACGTGTTGTATATCACGCCATTCACTAGATCCTGTTGGTTTTACTTGGAAGCGAATAGCACCTGTTCTACCTACAGAGAACTTAACTCTTGAAATCGTTAACGTAGCAGTAAAATCAGTCGTGGTTTGATCACGTCTAAAGTAGAACTTAGGTAGTGTTACATCAAAGTTATAGTTATAACCTACAACGATACCGTCAGCATAAGGTAGGAAGTTACCCTTTACTTCAAAGTATCTATAACCTGTACCAACTTCTGTACGTTCAGTAGCAGCAGACCAATAACCAGCATCAGCATCTAGAAGAGCTTCTGCATCATTTAGATCAGCTTGTGGTTTAGTGAGAAGCATTGCTGCCTCTCGTTGTTGAAATGGTGTATATGGAACGTAGACCTTGGTGACATCATTTGCCGCATCATACACCACCGCATCTACACCAGCTGCTGGTGAGACAGGACGTGTAAACATATCTAAACAAGGGTTTCCAATCACATCAGATGTATTAGAGGTGACCTCTCCTGAGGGGATCTCATCAAGGGTGATAGAACCAATAGTGTATTCATCTTCATGCTGTGCTACGACAACAATAGAGTCATTGATAATCTTAGCTGTTTGGATAGTACCAGGTAGTTCCCATTTAGTCCATGCTTGGAAGATATCTTTCTCACCATTGTTATAATACCTAAACAGGTAAAGATAAGAGCTACCACGATCAACCAACATGATCACAGAGTTCTGTGGGCTAACTGCTAAGTCATTAACAGTAGATGGAATCCACTCCAGAACTGCTTTACTGATATCTACAACAATAGGAGGTTGCTCAACATCACGTAGTTGTAGGGTAAATAGTTTACTGTAACCAGACACCTGGCTAACAAAAGCAGCAGTTGTACCTACATCAGCTGGTGGGATAGTAGCATCCATTTCATAGTTAGAGATAGCCCTAACAATAGCTGAAGATGGAGTCAGTACACTACCATCTGTTGTAAAAACTTGGAACTGTTGACGGTCACTAAAGACAAGCAAACCTTGAGGAGAAGGTAGAACATCATACAAAGTAGCAGGTCTAATACTAGCAACATTCAAATCAATAGGATCTGAATCTACTTGTGTAAGAGCTGATTTAACAAAGAAGTTAAACGGGTCATTAGCCCGACTCATGATGATGTTATCTTCTGAAAGGATGCCAAACCTATTGCTATAAAAGAATGTAGAGTTAATAGTATAACCAACAAAAGCAGGAACTATACTGGTTACTTCATCACCAGTAAGACGTTCTGTCCAATTAATTGGTTTGAATTCAAACGATGTAATACCTGTACGAAGGAGCTGATAAGGCATTGTCGTAGAGTCTAGACCAGGTGAAGCATCACGTGCCCTACCTTCTTCCCACACACCACGACCCCTATCATTATCGTATGCTTCAAACTTAAGGTGGAAGTCATCTTCTGCTACAGTACTATTCAGTACCTTAACCCGATGACCTTGAAAGGATTCAGTAGGAAGACGTGTTACATCTTCAACCGAATCTTGGAAGGCATAGAGGGAGTCATTAGATACACCACCTTTAGCTGTGATAGTAAATGGGATTGGAGTACCAGTAGGTGTAGAGTTATCTAAGATAACAGCATTAGCACCTGTGGTACGTTTAATTACGATACTATTAGTATAACTTTCAAGGTACCATATACCATCAAAGTCAGGGTTACTAGCAGATTGTTGTGCTAAAAGTCCAGCCCTAAGGGCGTCAATTAGGTTATGATTAATGTTGATATTCCCTGAATCAAATACCAACATTTCATCAAAGGTCGTCGCACTTTGTGGTGTTACAGAGAACTCAATACCTTGAATAGTGATGGAATAATTAAAGTCAGCTGTCAACACACTTAAGACGACAGTGGCTACTGTATTCTCAGTGTAGGTACCAGCAGGCTGCATAGCAGTTACTACTGACCTATTGGTAACAACAGTTGTATCCTGCACACTACGGAAATGATAATCAGCTTGGCTTGTGCCAGTAAGATAACTGGTACCATTATTGATAACAGTACACCACTCACCACTAGCTGCTACCCATACATAAATGTTATCATCTTTGATAGCACCAATGTATGAACCAGATATATCACGTTCAATAAAAAACCAAGCTGCATTTTCAAGTTCAGTTTTACTGAAAAAAGATCCATCAGGTTTCTTTAATACATTAGTAAACCTAAGACCACTCCTTTTTAAAAGACCAAAGGTAGGGTCAGGATACCCATTAATGCACTCAGTAAGCTGACCGTTTAATTTTTTGTCATCATTTTGTTGAGAGACACCACCAAGAAAGTTCGGTGTTAGTTGGGTTACAGCAGGCATCAGCGATACAATGTATGATAAGGTTGATAACTTTGATAATAGTTTTGACCTTGGGGACTACCAAAGTAAGTATAATCTCCTTGGTTACACTCATATTCAAGCGCCATTGATCGGGCAAACGCTTCCTTCTGTTGAAGCATTTGGTACTGACTACCGTCACCAATAATACGACTAGATACAATGGAAGCAGCACGTGCTACGATGAATGCTTGTACAGGAGCTGGAATATTCTCCCAATCAAAGTACCAAGTAATATCTACATAGATGGTTTCATCATCCCAAGTATATGAATGTGCTGTACGATCATAAAGTTTACCTCCACGATTGACAGCATCACGATTCATATTAACTGGGTAGTTTTGATTTAAATCCATCTGAAGTGCATTGTTAGGGATTAACACTTCATTGTTAGAATCAGGTGTGATTGGGTAATCATATTCTTTATTAAATGTCCAGCCTTCTGACTGTACCTCACGTGACACTTCTCGGAGGGTGTTGAGTACAATCGCAACGTCCGGGTTGGTTGGAGTTTCAACTCTACTTGTAACATTAGATTGAGTCAAGGTACGTTCTGAAACAGTCTGTGAAATGTTCACAGTGTATTCATACGTTACAGGATCTGTAGCAGGTACAGCTTCTACACCAGCTGTAGCAATAGACGTACCACTTGTTACACCAGTACCACCGATATAGGTACCAACTGGAATGTTAGCAGTAGTTGTCGTAAGTGTTGTACCAGAAATAGAACCAGTGAACCGACTTACTTCATTAATTACAAGAGTCTCTTCAGTTGTCAACGTTGTAACAGGAGCCTGACCAACTGACGCCAGGATCTGATTAACAGCTTGTAGCTCAGTGTTGGAGCCAGTGGTAGGAAATGGCATGATAACAATAGTTATATATTAAGATTAAAAAAAGGAGCCTCCGAAGAGACTCCCATAATTCAATGATAGATCAGAATGCAGAAGGAGCAGTACCACCCACGTACAGCTCAACAGCTGCAGCAGGGTTCAGGTAATCGCAACCGCAAGCAAGACGACCCAGCATCACATCACCTTGGTAGATGACAGACACATCACCGTTGGTAACTTGCACCTGAGGACCAATGGCTTCCACCATACCTGCAGCTTCCTTCTGGAAGATAAGACCGCAGGACTTGGTACCCACTTCAGCAGCGGTACCATAATCGTTGTTGATACCAGTAGAAGCATCAGATGCATTCTCCAGAGCTTCACCAACGAAGTCACCAGTATTGGTGGGGGAAGTCACACCAGTGGTACCACCATAAGCAGTACCATACTTACCCAGGAACGGAATGTTCATGGACTTGTAGATCTTGATACCAGCGATCTCGATGATACCCTGACCGGACTGCAGAGCAGTACCTTGAACGTCACGGTTTACCAGACCATTAGTACCAACAGCTTGGATCAGCTCATAGTACTGACGGGGGTTCAGCACAGCCACACGACCATCGCTAGACACACCCTTTTCATCCAGAGCAGCAGCTGCATCATAGAATGCAGACACCAGGTTGGCAGCCACATAAGCATCAGAATCGTTAGCGGTAGAACCCACACGAATCTGAGTACCACCGGGCTCTACATAGTTAGTAGCGGTGATGGGGCTAGCCTTACGTGCACCACGAGTGATAGCACGGAAAGCAAGACGGTCATACTTCTCAGCAAGAGCATAACCAATCTTACGAGAGATCTCACTACGAAGATCGTAATGAGCAAGCACCTCATCCAGTTCATACACAAAGGCAGAGC